GCGATCAAACTAGCAACCGTCTTCATTGGCATTTGTACGGATGCGGATTCAGAAATTTTTAGGGCCATAAATTACCTGTTGAATCTAGACACGATCCATTCCCAGCCAGCTTTTATTTTGTCCCAAACTTTGCAACAAATTGCTTTACATTTATTAATCATGTTTCTTCTCCTCAATTTCGTAGAAGAACTTGTCAGTATCTTCTGTTTTCCATTGACTTGTGTTCTCTACATTCCACTCAGATGTCTGCACTTTCCAATCTGGGATGTTATCTTTCACTGTAAATGAAGGTATATCCCATATACATCTATTGTTGGGTTGTGCTGCATAGTTCCCATCATCTAGGGCTATGATATGGGCACATTTGTGCTCATGCGGTATCTCTGAGTGATCCGTATCCAATATATTACTTTCAGGATGGGCAAAGTCAACCGTAAATAAATACTTACCAGGGTGCCATTTCTTGTCTTTTCCTATGTATTTACCGGCCTGTGCCTCTAGGATATCCCAAGTATGAACAGAAGGATAATAACTGAAACAATTCCAAAGCTGTAGCTCATCAAGTCTACGCCTAGGAACATCTTCCTGTTTAAACCCTCTTTGAATAAACGCTGTAATCGGGAGCCTATAGAAGATAGCACCGTTTTCCATAATTGCATGGAACAAAATCGACTTACCAGTGATTGCACTAAGCCCGAAAATAATACAGTCTTCAACTTCGCCATGATGACTTTTAAGATCATATAAATATTCTCTCCTTATCTGAGCGTATTCTACAGGAATGTTTGCGTTTAAGTAAGCCATAATTATACATGTTTATTAAAAAATATACTCATTGTAAACCGATATGCAGGACCTATCAAGTTTTGTGATTTAATTGTGTGCGGTATCTTGCCATCAAATATCACCATCCTGTTCGGTGTGTATGGGCTACAAAGCTCCACAGTCTTTCTATCCTCTTTGTAAAATATAGTCTCGCCACCCCACTCTGGATTCCAAGTTATGTTTGCATAATACAAAGCAACTATTTGATCTGGATGCATATGTATAAAATTTATATCCATAGGTTTGGTTAGATTGATAATACATTTATCGTAGTGCTTTTCTGACAGCTGCAGCTCTTCCAAAATAGGCGGTAATACTTTTATTTTATCTACGTCCTCTTTGCTGTACTGACTGTGTATGTTTGGATAAGCTCTATGTTGTGGTTCGTCACTATCCTCCCATCCTATTTTATACAAAGACTTTATTATAAAACTGTAGATAGATTGTGACTGATCGTTTGGATAAAAATCATTTAGTGTTTTGATCATAGATATCTCCCCAAGAGTTACCGAACTCGTAATCAACTTTATTAGGAACTTTTAGATTTACGGCGTTCTCCATAATTTGAATTATACGTTTTGCCTCGTTATCATCTTTTACAGATATATCTAATTCATCATGTATCTGTATGTGTGGTACGATACCTTCGTTATATAAATCTACCATCGCTTTCTTTGTCATGTCAGCTGCAGATCCTTGTATAAGTTTATTCAGAGCTTTGTATGTAAACGCTCTACGTATATGCTCTAATCGATATGTTGATACTGCTTCGTTGAAATCCATAGGTTTGTGCATACCAAATGCTTTTGGTTCCCATTTATTAAATCTACATCTACGTCCTAACAAAGTTCCAATAGATCCAGATACTTGTGCAAGTGTTGATGTAGAGTGCATCAACTCTTTTACAAAAGGTACGTTCTCATGATATTGATTGAATAAATCTTCTGCTTCTGCTTTTGTATTCAGTCCTAACTCTGCTTGTAATTTTGCTTTACCCATACCATAGAACAATCCTAAGTTAATTGTCTTGGCCTGTGTTCTAGATATGTTTGCCATGTCAGCTACAGTTTGGTGGAAGTCTACGTCGTTGTTATTAAATTTATCTACAATTTCTTTTACAGAAGGTTGAAAGCATATTGGTTCAGTGCTGGCTGCATAGTGTACAACTAGTCTTGGTTCTTGTTGACTGTAATCAAAACAACCCCACTTGTGTCCTTCTTCTGGTAAAAACAAAGAACGAATCATAGGACCTAGATCTTTATTTCTTGCAGGTATTTGTTGTAGGTTTGGATTTGAATAACTAAATCTACCAGTAACAGTACCACCTTGATCAGATCTTATTGGGTTTATATCCGCATGTATTCTACCCCTGAAGTTATGTTTCAGTATTGTATCTATGAAAGTTGTGTGTGCCTTGTTTATCTCTCTTGCTTTTGCTATACTTTTGACTACAGGATTATCATGTGTGGAAAGGAAATTTTTTGTAAATGAAGGTGACTGCGTTTTCTCGGTTTTGGCGTATTCTAAAGACAACTTGTCGAACACTTTGGCGATCGATCTTGCTGCCCATATTTGAACATCTATTCCTGTTTCTTTTTTTACTTGCAATAGGATTGATTCTTCCTGTGATAATAACTGCTTCTTCAATTTATGAGCACGTTCTACGTCGACACGAACGCCTTTAAATTTCATATCTATCAAACACGGAAACAACTGAGATTCTAAATCAAATATCTCTACAAGATTCTTTGCTTGTATTTCTGTAGATAATCTTTTGAATAATTCTAATGTAAGATATGCATCTTGTTCTGCATAACTACCAACATACATTGCAGGTAATTTATATAGCTCTGCTTTTGGATCTATACCCCATGCTTCTGCAGCTTCTTTCAAAGATTTTTCATCTTTTGTTTTTCTTAGATAATCATACGATATACTATTCAATGTATACCAAAGTCTGTTTTCATCTATCAAAGATGCCATCAACATAGTATCCATGATGTGACCATTGATAGGTATACCATAAGCTCTGATCCAACATACGTCATACATTGCATTGTGAAATATTTTGTAAGAGTCTGTTGCACAAACTTTCTTAAACCATTCTAAAACAATTCTTCTATCTAAGTTACCACCACCTTCGTGTGCAATAGGGTAGTAACCTTTCCATCCTTCTGTTGCCACAGCTATACCAACAATCTCTCCATGTCCTTGTATAGCACCAGATCCTTTTGATCTTAGGTTGGGGTCTTTTGTTTCTAAGTCGATTGCAATATATTTTTCTCCTGACAAATCAGGAAAACTATCTGGACAATCCCATTCAGTTTGAGCTGTAAACATTATTTCTTTTTATCTTTTAACTTTAGTATTTCTAATTCACAATAATGAATTATCTTCTCTAGATCTTCTATCTTATTTTTAGATAAATATCTACATACATATTTCACAACACAGCCCTGGAAGAACGAGAGATTATTTTTAGAAATAAACTCGTACGGCTGAATGTGAAAATTTTTATAATGGCTCCCACCTACCTGCCTTGATTGTGGAAATGCTTTGGCCATGTCATCTTCGCTTGTCATACTATTGGTGCTCCTATGTTATATTGATATTCGTAATACTGACTGCATACGAATAGATTTTCTTTTGCTCTTGTTACTCCTACATACCATGTACGATGCTCCGGATCTGGATTGTCTCTTGACGAATCATAGATAATTTTTTCAGTATCTGTAAACAAAGCTACGTTGTTTGCTTCATCTCCTTTTGCTCCGTGTATTGTAGATAGTCTTATTCTAGCTGGCTTCATCAAAGTATCACCAGACTCTAATAATTTTTTTATATATAGTTTGCTTTGTTCTGGAAAGTTCAGTATCTCCCAGCTGCCCGACGCTAGCAACCCGTGGTGTTCTCTCAATCCTTCTAGGTTTATTGAGTCAATACCTTTCAATGTTTTACCGCCAGCAAAACCTCTCTTGATGTGTCCTTTCTTTACAAGAAGAAAGTCCCAAAGATCACCCACATCTTCTTCACTTACAAATCCTCCCTCGTTCAGACGTTTCCAAACTCTATATGCATTTAACATTTTGGGTGGTAGTAGTTGTTGTGCTTTAGATTCAAATCTTAAATTCATTCTGTATAAGTGATCACGTAATGGTTCTAACATTTTATTGGTTCGAGTCAATACTAACCAGTGATCTTGATGTAAAGGTAGTTCTGTAAAACGTGCATTCATATCTACAGATCCTTCTCTGTCTGCAGGCAACCATTCTTTTTCTAAACGTTGACCCATGTGTGGAAAGATACTTGTAGCCAATCTATGTACAGCTCTTGGAACTCTGACAGATTGCACTTGTGGATCAAACGTACCTTTTAGATCTATAAATATTTTTGCAGAAGCCCCTTGGAAACTAAAGATGGTTTGATCATCATCCCCTG